CGGTCTTAGAACTGAAATTGCTGAAGAGTTTATGACTTCACTACAAAGAGTGTTCGCAGAACATTACGTTGAAGTTCCTGATAGTAAAGTTGATCTAGTAGATGAATTATCTGCTCAGGTTACTGAACTTGAAGAGAGCCTAAACAAATCAACCGAAGATAATATCAAACTTACTGAATCTGTTTCCGACTTGGAAAGAAATGAAGTAGTTAGAGAACAATCTTCAGGGCTTGCTGAAACAGAGGCTGAGAAATTAGCATCTTTAGTAGAAGATATTGATTTCGATAACAAAGAAACTTTTGAAATGAAAGTTAAAACTGTTAAAGAATCATACTTCAAAAAAGATATTACAGAATCAGTTGATGAAGTAGAAAGTATCATTGGACATGATGAGTCACCAGTTGACGTATCTGACACAATGGCTAGATACACACAAGCTATCACTAAATTTAATAAATAATCTAAACATATAGGGGAAACTAAAAATGTTTAACGCAGATTCACAATTAATCGAAAAATGGGGTCCAGTTTTAGAGCACAACAGTGCTCCTGAAATTCAGGACCGTTACAAGAAAGCTGTTACAGCTAGATTGTTAGAAAACCAGGAAATTGCTCTAAGAGAAGAATCAGCACAGGTACAAGGAAATATGATTTCAGAAGCAGCTGCAGCCAACAACATTGGCTCTGGTTCTGCTCCTAATAATATCGGAAAATTCGATCCTGTCTTGATTTCACTAGTTAGAAGAGCAATGCCTAACCTTATTGCATATGATATCGCAGGTGTTCAGCCTATGACTGGTCCTACAGGACTTATCTTTGCAATGAAATCAAAGTACGGCTCACAAGCTGGTGCTGAAGCTCTATTTAATGAAGCAGATACTGACTTTTCAGGTGCTGGTGCTCACAATGCATTAGTTACTGGTCTTGAAGGTGTTACAGACGCTACAGGCTCTAATAACACACTTTCAGACGAAGACACAATCGGTGGAACAGGTATCGGTATCGCTACTGCTGCTGCTGAGAGACTTGGTGTTGGTGGTTCAGGAGACGGCACATTTGGTGAAATGGCATTTACTATTGAGAAATCAACAGTTACTGCTAAGTCAAGAGCTCTAAAAGCTGAGTACACAATGGAACTTGCTCAAGACCTTAAAGCTATCCACGGGTTGGATGCTGAAGGCGAATTGGCTAACATTCTATCTGCTGAAATCCTTGCGGAAATCAACAGAGAAGTTGTTAGAACAATTATGTTAAGAGCTAAGTTAGGTGCTCAACAATCATCAGTTGCACTAAAAGGTGCTTTTGATGTTGCTACTGACTCAGATGGTAGATGGATGGTTGAGAAGTTCAAAGGACTTATCATGCAACTAGAAAGAGAAGCAAATATTATTGCTAAAGAAACAAGAAGAGGAAAAGGTAACTTTGTAATCTGTTCTTCTGATGTTGCTTCTGCTCTTGCAGCTGCTGGTATGATGGACTACTCTCCTGCATTATCAACACAATTAAATGTTGATGATACTGGTAATACTTTTGTTGGTGTGCTTAACGGCAAAATGAAAGTATATATTGATCCATATGCTACTGGTGATTTCGCACTTGTTGGTTATAGAGGAAATAACCCATATGACGCAGGTTTATTCTACTGCCCATACGTTCCACTAACAATGGTTAAAGCCGTTGGTGAGAATGATTTCCAGCCAAGAATCGGATTCAAAACTAGATACGGAATGGTAGAAAACCCATTTGTATCTCTTGGAGATGTTTCATACAGTGCTAGAGGTAACCAATACTTCAGAATCTTTAGAGTAGACGACATAATGGTTGACTAATCATTAGTTTACACTAATTTCTAAGGGAGGCTTCGGCCTCCCTTTTTTTCTTGTATAAATACTAGTATGGTTACTTTAAATAAAAATTTCTTATCTCCAATTGGATTTCAGTTCTCAATAGATAGAGCTAAATTCTCTAATCTCGAATACTTTTGTACTGGTATCTCATTACCAGATATTTCACTACCAGAAAGTCCACAGCCTTACAGAGGTGCAAATCTTGCATTTACAGGTGATAGACTACAGTTTGGTGATTTATCAATTACATTTAATGTTACAGAGGATATGGAAAACTATATTGAAACATTTAACTGGATGCATAGATGTATCAATGAAGTAGAGGATCAGAAAGAAGATGCTGAACTTATAATCCTCAATAGTCATAACAATGTATCCAAAAAAGTAAAAATAAAAGATGTATTCCCAATAGCACTATCAGAACTTGCCTTTGATGTAAAAGGTACTGAGGTGGAATATCTACAAGCTACAGTAACATTTGCATACTCAACATACGAATTTATAACATAACACTTTACTTTTGCGTAAAAGTGTAGTATAATATACATTATGAATAATCTCGAACAAATACATAAAATGTGGAAAAAGGACTCTGAAATAGATGAAATGAATCTTGATGAGTCATCTAGACAATCTGCAAAACTTCATTCCAAATACTTAGAACTACTAAGTGTTAATAGGCTAAAACTTAAAAAACTCGATATGGACTTTAAGGTACTACTTAGGGACAAATGGTCGCACTATAATGGCAAGTTAAGTCAAGAAGAATTGAACAGTAAAGGGTGGGAATATGACCCATTAAATGGACTTACTGTACTAAAGGGTGATATGGATAAATGGTATGATGCCGATCCTATTATCCAAGAGCATCAGGCCAAAATGCAGTATACACAGGAAATATGTGATACGTTAAAAGAAATAATGGAAAACATTAAATGGCGTCATCAGAACATTAAGAATATGATTGAGTGGAGAAAGTTCACTAGCGGAATGTAATGGAAACATTAATTATCAAAAAGAAGAACGAGTCGTTCTTACACATAGAAACAGAGCCGAGTATAGAAAGAGAACTTTCAGAACACTTTTGTTTCTTTGTTCCTGGTTATAAGTTTATGCCAGCATATCGTAATAGAATGTGGGATGGCAAGATAAGACTATTTGACCAAAGAAAGAAAACCATGTATTGTGGTCTTTATGATTATATAAAAGAGTTTGCAGAAACTCGTGGTTATAATATAGTAATAGACGACAATAAAAGATATGGTAATCCAAATGATAAACAGGAAGTAGATTTAGATTATATAACAAATGGGCTGTCTCTTACTGCTGGAGGTAATAAGATACAACCTAGGGACTATCAATTAGGAGCTTTAGAACATGCTTTATCAAATAAAAAAAGTTTATTATTGTCACCTACTGCCTCGGGTAAATCACTTATCATTTATATGGCTATCAGAGCCTTTCTGGATTCTAGTAATCTTAATGTACTCATCATTGTTCCAACTACATCACTAGTTGAACAGATGTATTCTGACTTTGCGGATTACTCAAAAACAGATGATTGGTCTACAGAAGATAATTGCCATAAGATATATTCAGGACGCGAAAAATTTAATCTATCTCAAAGAGTTATTATTACTACATGGCAGTCAGTTTATAAGTTACAGGCGAAGTGGTTTGAAAATTTTGGTATGGTTATAGGAGACGAGGCTCATCAGTTTAAGGCGAAGTCACTTACTTCTATTATGGAAAAATGTACTAATGCTGAGTATCGTATGGGTACTACAGGAACACTTGATGGAACACAAACACATCAGTTGGTATTAGAAGGTTTATTTGGTCCTGTACATAGAGTTACTACTACTAAAAAACTTATAGATAATAAGGATCTTGCTGAACTAAATATTAATATACTTCTTTTAAAATATAAAGATGAGTTTTGTAAGACCAAAAGAGATTATCAAACCGAAATGGATTTTATAGTTAAGTATGGTCCTAGAAATAATTTTATTGCTAATCTTGGAGTTAAGAGTGAAGGTAATACTCTTATATTGTTTCAATATGTTGAGAAACATGGAAAACCACTACATGACTTATTAAAGGATAAAGTAGATAAAGATAGAAAACTATTTTATGTTTCTGGCGAGACAGATGTAGATACTAGGGAGAAAGTTCGTGAGATTACTGAAACACAATCCGATGCCATTATTGTTGCTTCCATGGGTACCTTTTCTACTGGTATTAACATTCGTAATCTTCATAATATTGTCTTTGCTAGTCCATCT